ACGGCTATCTGTGTGCATGTGCTCCCGGTGGATGGTCCGCCTATGGTTGTGAGTCATATTCATGCTCAGATGCGCGAGCATGAAATGTTCAATGAGACTCTGGCCTTGGCTACTTACTGGGGTGCGTGGGTATGGGGAATTGAGGCTATAGCCGCTCAGAAAGTGCTGATAACTTTATTTCAGGTTTTGTTAGCCAGCCATCAAATGAGTCATTCAGTAGAGATGATTCCACTAATGGCTGGTAAGGGCGATCCCAAGGTTGCTAGGATTAGTGCTTGGGTGAGTCTGATGCAGCAAGGGGAATATGCAATTCCAGATGACGATGTGGAGATAACTACGCAACTTTTGAGTTATAACCTCAAGAAAAAGAGTCAGAAAGATGATCTTATTGACTCGTGTGCGTATGGTCCCCAAATGCTGGATATGTATATGCCGTTGATTCTCGCCCAGTATGCCGGCGTAGATTTTGAGTCATCAATAGCCCAATATGGATTGGAGATTGCCAGTGTTTAGCGAAAAGATGGTTCATGCGGACATCCCGCTGCCTATGGCTCAGGTTCACTCAACTCATCCATTCAAGAATGAAAAGAGTCATAAGGCCCTGCTTGAATATGTGGAGTCTCGTCTTTGCCTTGGCAAGCAAGTTCGAGATTCTCAGGTCACTCGGTTTGCTCAAATCGATAAGGATATGGCCGGCTGGATGATTCTTAGTGATGAGGATCGAAAGAGGCAGATTAAGCATGAGAGAGATGGGACTCCTCAAGCTCTTACTGTGAGCCTACCGTTGACGTTTGTTCATATCGACGATATGATGACTTACTTTGCCGCTACCTTTTCTCCGAATCGTGGAATGTTCTACCACACCGGAAAGCCAAGTGAGGCTAATGAAGCGAGTCAAATCGTTACCTTGATGAACAATCACGCGATTTATAGTGGGGCATATAGGCAAGTTCTCCTTGCTGTGTTCTCGGTACTTAAATATAATCTTGGCGGATTCTACGGATACTGGTCTAAAGATCAGGGTCCGAATCTAACTAAGAATGGGCAGGGAGAAACCATTGTTGAGACTGTCACCAAGTGGCAGGGAAACAAACTCGAAGCTTTGGATATTTACAATACATTCTATGACCCATCTGTGCATCCAACTCAGATGCATATCGACGGAGAATTCGTGGGGCGTTCGTTCATGCGGAGTCATTATTGGCTCAAGAACAAAGCCTCGCAAGGATTCTATTTTAATGTAGAGGAATCATTGAAGCAGGACAATGGAATCAACGAATGTAAATACTACCGGCATCCGCCTGCCGAGGCAAATATGCAGGTAAATGAGAGTGGAGCCTCCAACTGGGTATCGATTCTATCCGAAAGCCCTGAGCATTTCCGGCAGACTGGTTTCGAGCTGACTGAGATCTTCATTCGGCTCAACCCATATCAGATGAATCTGGTTCCTAGGAATCCAAAGACAAAGGCTGAGCGTAACCGCTATGAGGTATGGAGGATTACCCTGCTGAATGGCGATACCATCATCGATACGACTTATATGAACAACGTGCATGGGTATTTGCCGTTCTTCTTTGGGTTGATTAACGATGACTTGATGGGTACTTCTCAGAAGTCTATCTCGGAGATTCTTCAGCCATTGCAAGATTTTGCTAGTTTCTTGCTCAATGCACATATTCAAGCGAGTCGAAAGAATATATGGGGCATAACGATCTATGATCCTACTGTGGTTGATCTCAAGACGATTCCATCTGGAGAAGTCAACGCTAGGATTCCGGTTAAACCTGCTGGCTATGGCAAGGATTTACGTCAGCATGTGTTGACTACTACGGGGCAACTCGATACCAAACAGACCATGGGGGATTTGGAATCCACTATGGGGATCATCAATCAGTTCTTCCCTACGCAGAGCTTGCCGAGTCAAATAGCCTCTATAGATCGAGCTGTTGATTCTCAGGTTGCAGCCGTGCAGCAAGGAGCTAATCGTAGACAGCAGAAGGCGGCGAGATTGCTCGATGACACTATGTTCCGAGCACTTCGATTCGCGTTCTACTATAATATTCTCCAATTCCAGGAGGACGGCGCTACGGTCCATGATTTCTATGGCAAGCCAGTAACTATCAATCTTGATGAACTGAGAGCCACTGATTTGCCATTTATCATTGGGCAAGGACTCAAAGCTGTGGATAGACAAGCGGCGGCAGGGTCTCTTCAGCAGATTATTTTCGCCCTGATTCAGAGTCCACAGACCGCAGAGCGAATTGATATTCTGGGGTTGATTGACTACTGGACTAATATGATCGATATTGATGTGGATATGACTCAATTCCACATTCAACCTCCAGCTGCGGCAGCGGCAGTCCCTGGAACACAACCAGCCGAGGGTGGAGCTGCGATAGTTCCAGTCACGAATCCAGAAGCTGTAACTTCCCCGATATACGGATAAGATTATGCTGGACCCACACATATTGGAGGCCCTTCCTGAGATGGAATTAACTCAGGTAAAGGTCGCCCTAAGTTCTCTGCATTTGACCGGGGTTTTAAGGATGCAGAGGGAGGAATTATCCAATAGATTGNTGGATGGTTCTGACTCAGAAGACCCAACCGAANTAGTTCAGCGAATCCTTGATGTTCGCAGGACTAATCATTTCCTCTTAAGCCTTGAACAGCAGGGTGAGGAATTTTCCAAGGAGTTGAAAAATGACTAAATTTCTCACTGGTGCAAGCCATATTGCAATGACTCCAATCGAGCGTCAGATGGGTAGAATCATGCGTGCTCCAGATCATGACTCATTTACAGGCGGAGATAACACGGGCGGGGGCGGAAGTAATAATTCCTCCGACGGCGGCTCCGAAGGGAATCAAAATAACAATGGACAGAAGTTTGATCCTGCGTCTTTCTGGAATGAGCCGGAGGCTGAAAACAACTCCTCGCCCCAGTCTGGGGGGTCTGTCGATGGAGGGAATCAGTCCTCCGGTACTCAGCAGGATCAGGTAGGGACTGCCCTTGCCTCCCAGCTGGGGGCTTTGAACTTTGGTGAAGGAGTGTTGACTCAGGAAGCAATGGAAGCCGCCAACAACGGAGACTTGAAGCCTTTTCACACAAACCTGAATAAGTTTGGGCAAGATGTGACGAAGCAAGCACTAACAATGAGTGTTCAGGTTATGCAAGAGTTCGGACAGCGACTCTTACAGGTTGTCGAAAGTAAGATCAATGGCCAGTTAACGAGTCGGGATAACACCGCTGAACTGGTTAAAGATTTTCCTGCCGCAGCAAATCCGAAAGTGGCTCCGGTTATCCAGAGCATCTTTGATCGAGCACTTCGACTCACTAANGGAAANCGGGGTGAAGCTATCGCAATGACGAAGGAAATGATGAAAGCTGTGGCAACGGAAACNTCCGGCGACCTCAACTTGAGTTTGGCTCCTACGACTCCAGGCGATAATGTCCAAACCCCAAAAACTGACTGGATCGCTGAGTTAGTCGGAAGATAAGTTCAGCATAGAAATAACGAAGGGGAATCACAGTGTCAATTCAAGGAATCTTTGCCTCCAATCAGGGTATTGTNGGCGAGCGTGCGGGAGATTTCGCCAATGCGATTCTCCAGATTAATCCGACTGGAACTGCGCCAATGCTTGCTCTCACGAGTGGCATGGGTAAGGCTCCAGCGGCTGATACTATTTTCAATTGGTTCGAGGACTCGCACGTCTCGGGCCGAACTGGAACCACTAGTGGCGGCACCACCAGTCCGGTGGTTGTTGATGATGGCTCGGCGTATGTTCCCGGCGCGATTCTCATGGTTGAGGAAACCGGCGAATATATGCTTGTCACCGCTGTCAATGGTAACAGCCTGACTGTGAGTCGTGGTCTGGCCGGAACTGCCATTACCTCGATTGATGGCTCAATGAATGTGCAGTTGATCGGTAATGCTCACGAAGAAGGTGCCGCTCGACCTACTGCTGTGACTCAACAGGGTCATCCGCGCATGAATTATGTGCAGATTTTCCGCAATGGCTGGGCGATCACCGGCACGGCGAAGGCAGTCAAGTACATCACAGGCTCTAAGCTGGCGAAGAACAAGCGGGATTGCGCTCTGTATCACGCGGAAGATATGGAACGGACTCTTATTTGGGGCAAGAAGCATCTTGGNACTCTCAATGGCAAGCAGTTCCGNATGACCGATGGGATTCTCTCCCAGATCGAGCAGTATGACGGCGTTGTGGAATCAGCCACGGATGGAACGACTCCTGGGAATTATAATCTCGAACGATTCCGGGATTTTATCCGCCGGGTGTTCGCCAAGAATGTGAAGGGTCAGCCTAATGAACGAATCGCTTTCTCTGGCGATCTGGTTCTTCAGGTACTCCAGACGATGACTCTGCTTGATACGACTTACCAGATCACGCAGGCTGAGACGAAAGTTGGCATCACGATCAATACCATCGTGACTCCGTTTGGTACTCTCAAGCTGATGACACATCCGCTAATGAATGAGAATCCGGTGTGGCAGCATGAGATGTATGTCCTGCATCCTGGTGGGATTCGTCGTCGGATTCTGCGTGATACCTTCGAAGAGGGTTATGATCAGAATGGCAAGCGAATCGATGGTGTCGATGCCGATGAAGGTCTTATTACCACTGAGTTCGGAGTCGAAGTCGGGGCTTCTGCGACCATGGGTATTCTGCGCGATGTTCAGGTTGGCGTTAAGTCATTCGTATAAGATAGGGTAGGCTCTCCGCTGATTCCCTTTCTCTGGGGAGGGGCTTAGGTCTCTCCCCATTTTTTCTTTGATTCAAGGAATACAGACCATGAGCAAGTTTACGCTAGATGCTAACACTAAGG